AGTATATAGATACCAGAAGCCGCTTGACCGTAAGTGATAGTGTAAACACCAGCACTTGATCTTGTTGCGTTTGTTGGACCAGAAACAAGTGATCCAAACTCATGATACAAACTAACTGACACCACATTAGATGTAGGGTCGCTTGGAAGCGTTAGAGTTAGCGTTTTACTTGTTTCAATCTTTACATCATCCATAGTTCAATTATAACAGAATAAGGGTTTTATACCCTAGAATGTTGACATTGCTACATCAACAGCTAAATCAGAAATATCAACTTTAAACAGACCTTTTATGTCAAAAGAAATAATTGCATTGCTTGAGTCTTTAAAAAATAAAATACCGTCAGCATAATTAATAGCTAATTCACCATATTCTAAAGATGTTGGGGCAGCATTGGCTGTACCAGAATTCTTAATCTTAATTATATTAGCCATAAAACCTCTTACTTAAAAAGTACCACCATCAATTGTAGCAGTGTTCGCAGCAAGTGCTGCGAGCTGAGCGCTGTAGGCTTGAACATTTGAACCAATTGCAAGACCTAATGCAGTTCTTGCATCAGAAGCATTTGCAGAGCCAGTACCACCGTAAGCAATTGCTACAGCAGTTCCTTGCCATACACCTGTCCCGATAGTTCCTACGGTTGTAAGGTTTGAGGTAACAACACTTGAAGCCAAAGTTGTATTTGAAAGTACTGCTGAGCCCCCAATGTAGAATGACTTACCAGAAACAATATTAAAGTGCTCAGAAGATGTCCAGGCATCAGTAGCATCAACCCAGTTCAATGTCTTATCTGTTGCACCTTTGATTGTAAATCCAGCACCATCAGCTGTCGTGTCCGTTGGTGATTCAACATTGGCAAGAACAATATTCTTGTCCTCAACAACAATTGTTGCTGTGTTAAGAGTTGTTGTATTGCCATTAACAATCAAATCCCCAGAAACTGTTAGGTTATTGCTAATCGTAACATTGGCTGGGAGACTAAGTGTAACTGCACCGACACCAGAGCTTGATACTGCAATTTCATTAGCAGTTCCCGTCAGACCCGTTACAAGGTTTGTTGCTCTATCACTAACTTGTGAAGCAGTGATTGAAATTGATGTAGATGCAGCATTGGTCAAACGACCCTGAGCATCAACTGTGAATGAGCCAACAGCAGATGCGTTACCATATGTAGCAGCTGTAACGGCGGTATTGTCAAGGTTAATGGTAATTGTATCGGTTGCCCCAGCAGTTGCTGTAAGACCTGTACCACCTGAAATTGTCAGGGTGTCACCAGATGTAATTGTCTGACTCGTACCACCATCGCCAGCAAGGGTGAATGTTGTTGTAGCATTAGATACGGCACTATCAACATAAAGCTTAGTAGCTGCGTGACCGTTTGCAGTTGGAGTTGCGACAATCGTTGCGCCATTAAATGTCTTGTTGCCAGAAACTGTTTGATCAGTTGTTAAAGTAAGAAAAGCACCAAGACCGCCAATTACTTCAATAGTAGTTGCAGTTCCACCTGCACCACCAGTTCCTTTACCGTAGTAAAGAATATTATCTACTTCGTTAAATGCTAATTCTGCATTCTCCAAACTTGTAGGTGCGCCAGCACTGCCAGTCGCCCTTCTTTTGATTCTCAGCGTATTCGCCATTAGTAATTCCCTCCATCCATTAATAGATTTGCTGCACTATGAACATGATCTGCCCTAGCCGCTAAATTGCTTACTCCAACACTTGCAGCTCTAGTGACATCGGCTGGATCTGATGTAGCAAAAGAAAGTGATGCTAAATTAATTGTTCCAGAAGATTGAGTTAGGACTGTTGTATCATTCGTTTGTACGGTTACTGCTGTAATCTCAGAAGCAACCGTAATATTTGAGACATCTGTAGATACAGACAGGGATGTTATGTCACCGCTAGATAATTGAACCGTTGTGATGTCCCCAGCCATTACCTACTTACCTCACCAGTCACTGTTACTGTTCCAGTAATTAGCGTGGTGATAACGGTGCCATTAGTTTCTTGAAAATCATAAACATATGTCCCTGCAGCAATATTCGCTGTAGCCGCAGCGGTTAAAGACATGACAACGATGCCATTAGCACCGTTTGTAATTTCAGATGTAAATGTCGCTGCAGCCGTGTCAGAGTTTCTTTTCTTTCTAATCTGACCAGTGTAAGTTCTAGATGTAATAGTTACATTAGCATTAGCACTATTTTTAATACGAAGCTCATGAGCGTAGGTATCGCCTTGATAAATAGTAATATTTCTAGTTGCAGCCATAATATCTCCTATATGATATTATCAAAGATTAGTTATGTCAGCAATTTACTTTTTAGATGCAACCCATGCAGCAACTGCTTCAGGAACAGCATCACCGCAAACATAACGCAAGTGCCAAGGCTCTTCTGGAACCACTTCCCAACTGAAACCAAACTTCTTAACATTAGCAATTAACCAATTGAGTCGTTTTGGTTCTGCAGCACTGTGAACATCAACAGCCAATCCGAGGTTATGCTGTGATTTACCAGGCGTAGCCAAGGTCGCCATACCCTTCTTCAAATACCAAGTCTTTCCTTCAAAAGTTTTTGTCTTACCAGTTCCCGTATCTTGAAGACTGTATCTTTGTAGAAATCCTCTTTTTTGCAACTCGTATTCACGATATGTGTCCCCGCTGGAAGTCGGTTTGAGAACAACACCTTCAGCAGCTGCTGCCTCAACCATTGCATTCCAAGCATCACATGCACGATGGTGAAGCTTTCCACCACCTGCTGCAGCCTTTAAAAGACTTGCTGGAAGTTTCCCAGGCTCTACACCTTTAAGGTCGGCTGGAAGTTTAACTGGAACAATATAATCCCATGCTACTTTACTCATTATTTAGTTTCTCCTTCTGCGGGTTTCTTTTTATCAACTTTAGAAAACACCGCATTAATTTCATCTAGACTAAGTTTACCATCATCCAGGAATGCTCGTGAAAGCCCTTCCACAACTACGGCAACGCCAGCGATGCCTGCCATAAAGCAGGCTTTCCACAAAGGGACATTCGCTATAGCGCCAGCACCGATTACACTTAAACCAGATGCAGCAAATGTAGCTAATATCCTCAAAAGAATATTCTTAACTTGTGCCATTTAAACCTCTAAACTTAATTTAGTATTACTTAGTACGACCAAATGCGCTATCGTTTGGATTCAACCAACGCATAATTACTGGTGCAAGAGCAGCAACACCTGCTGTAGCAATTGCTTTAGGATCGTGATTGCCTGTCATGTAGACAGCAAGCGCAGCTCCAATAAACGATCTCGCCCAAGACGAAACCATTTTCTTATTTGACTCATTCAACAAAGTAGACAAAAGACCACCTCCTTGCCCCAACGGGCGCTAGGTACATTATATCTCAGAGTTATTTATTCGTCATTCTTTAGAATTTCATGTACATAATGTACAAGGATAGCAGTTAGTGTTGCAATTCCAGCAATTCTCTGAGTTACGCCAGAAAGCGTAATATAAACAACGAGGCTTCCTGCTAGGGTAAATGCCAATCCAGCAGTAATATCCCACATCTTTTTGCTAAAACCAAACCAATTAAACTTTTTCATCTCTTTACCCTCCCTTATATAATACCTGTAAATGCTATTTTTTGTAAAATCTTCATTGTCATCATCTCCTGGACCCGCAATTTCTCCAGAAAACCCGCCTTCTGACTCTTCTTCCTTTCTAGAACGACCTTCGGTTCCCCCAGAACTTCCAGAACCACCAGACCCTCCCGAACCACCACCAGATGAACCACCAGTGCTTCCTCCAGTAGATGCAGAGCCAACAGCTATTGCGGCTACTGCGGCTGTTGCAGCCAAGATTGATTTACGGGTTCCAACATCAATAGATGAACCTGTTGGGATGTAGTCATCAAACCCATCTCCATAGATGTCAACTTCTTCCTCAAACGATTCCTTAATCTCAGCAGGAGCGTCAGTAAGTGCTGTTGCTAATTCTGTTTTCTGCTCTTCGGTAAATTGATCTGGCTCAATTGCAGCGAATACTTCCGCAATTTGTTCAATAGGAAGTTCTTCAAAGTTTCCATTTTCAATAACTGCAATCGCAGTAT